TAATCCTTTACTAAGTTGCCTGACTCATCAAAAGAATAAAAGTCTAAGCTTTGATCATATGTTATATCTTGTGCGTTGATACCAAATTTAGTGAATGCTGAACTATAATAATCTACAGTATTAGGATCTACTACAACACCGCCAGCACCTAGTCTGTCATCTAATTGTTGAATTTTATTTTTTGCAACCTTTATTTTTTCAACAATTACATTCTCAGGATCATTAATAGATGGTAGGATGGCGTTAAAACTAGCTTCTTCTAATGGACCAACTTGTGCACCCCTAAGTGCAGCAATAGCTTCTTTTCTAAATGTTTCTAGTTTTGTGTTAAAGTTTGCAGCTTTAGGATTCATACCAAGTGCTGCTGTTGCTTTTGCAATACGTCCAGCTACAGGACCAGAATCTGCACCTTCTTGAATATCTCTTAAAATATCATCAGCTGCACTTAATGTAGTATATCTTTTACCAGCTTTTTCTCTTTCACCAAAAGTAGGTTTATCTTTAATATCAACAACCTCTCCATCTTTTACTTTTACAATTAATCTATCTTTTACATTATATCCAAGAGATGCTTTTTCAGCATCAGTTGCAGCTCTAATACTTTCTGTGCTTTTTTTATTTTTTTGTTTTTCTTCTTGTATTGCGATTAAAGTAGATGGTAATTTTTCTGCACCTTGACCAACTGCTCTAAGAACACCACTCAATGCGCTTTCACCTTGTCTTTGTGTTGACTGTAACAAAGGCGCAGCAAATGTTGCTGCTATTATAGCTTTTTCTCTAGATGACATGCCACCTTCTTGAAAATGTTGTATATTAGCAATACCACCTTTGTTAAATGCTTTAGGCTTATGTATTTTAAAATATCTATCTCTAAACATTTTTCTTGTTAATACTTTTTCCATGTTACCTCGGTTGCATTAAATTATATGTAGAGTAAGCACCTAATCCTGCCCCAAGAGCTTGTCCAAAAGGATTAGCACCGGGAGCCGTGGATGCTGTAATTGTACTCTGAGTAGTTGGTAGATTAGTCATAATACCTTTTAAGAATTCTATTCTTTGGAAAGGTTCATATGCTCTTTGTAAAGCGGTTTGTCTTTGAGCTTCAAGTTGTTGTTGACCGATACCTCTTTGTAAAGCACCAGCTTGCATTTGAGCCTGAATATCAGCAAGACTCATTGCTTGTTGTTGTTGCCCCATTCTACCTAAAGCTTGTCCTGCTGCAAGTTGAGTTCCACTCACTAAATTTTGTTGTTGTTGCGCAGCTCCTAATGCAGTTTGAAATCCTTGTGCTTGAGCTTGGCCAATCTGAGAAAGTCTAGCTCTTTCTAATTCCGCTTGAGCTATTCCTTGTCTTCCACCACCAAAAGCTCCTGAAGCAACTGCTTGTGCACCTAATTGATTTTGTGCTATTTGTGATTGTCTATTTATTTCATCAGTTACATAAGATTGAAAAGGATTAAAAAATTGTGAAATGTTAGGTCCAGCCGCAGCAGTTTGTTGTGCACCTAATAGTGACCCAATACCAGCTCCAACAGTTGGAGCACCCACTCCTGTTTGTCCAGCTTGTGTTATTGCAGCTTGTTCAATTCCTGAGATAGGCGCAACTTGAACTGCAGGTAGATTAACTGGTTGTGCAGCTAACCTTGCAGCTTCATCATATAAGGAAAGTTTTCTAGCCTCAACTCCAGGTGCTTCTCTTTGTGTAACAGTTTGACTACCTGTTTGAGTAGGTGCTGAACTTCCTCCTCCAAAAATAAAACTCATTATTTAATCTCCTTAGTATATAAATATCTTTTTACATCCCAACCTTTTGTTTTTAAAAAAGGTTGCCATCCAGGTCTTGCATGAACTGCAATTCTTTTACACTTTGTTTCTTTTGCAAGAGATTCTATTTTATTTGCAAGTTTATCTTGCCACAAATTTCTTTTTTCACCCTTCAATAAAATTACTTCACATTGTTTAAAATTTGGAAGTGCAACTACTCT